CTGTTACTACATAGGCCACTGTTTTAGCCTGATCACCGGTGCGCCGCTTTAGCCCGCCGCGCTTTTGGATGGCTCTTAGCTTCTTTTGTAGCTTGTCAAGCCCCGATATATTCAACTTGGAGAATTCCCTCCCGGCGATGCGCGGATGCCGACAAAAATCGTTTATGCGAGCCCAATCGGTGGTGTCTATCCCCATCTGTTGCATCAGCTTTAGGCATTGGCTGCGCTTGCGCTTACGTTGCTCGGCTATACCGGACATCTGCTCTACTGCTGAGCAACATGCGTTATACTCTCTGCGGGTCATCTCTCGAAGGCTTACGGTGCGATTCGATGTATACTGGGCTACGAGGCTCTCTTTACACCCTTCTCGATCTTCCCCACAATTCAGCTTGTTGAATGAGGCATAAAACCTGGCGAAATTCTGTACTTCTTGTCCCATCTTATTAAGCTTTTATGGTGGGTTTCCATTCGATTGTCACCATCGCATCGAGCTTTCCTTTCCCTTCGCAGACCGGACATACTTTCTCTTCTGCTCCCCCGGGGCGGCTGTCGCCTGTAAAGTAGCCGACACCGTTGCAGTATTTACATACATGCCCGGGGCTATAAAGCCCTTCTACCAGGCTCCCTGCGCTTGGTGGCTCTATCTGAATGTAGTGTTTATTGTTGCTCATTGCTATATGTTGTTTGTTGTTTTTAAGATTCCTGTCTCCCATACTTTGAAGCTGACACCCGGCTCCGGCATGAAGCGCCCTTGACAGATGGCTTGATAGCCGATGACTCTGATTTTAACCCCGGCCATATATTTCAACCTTACCGCCGGTTTTCCCATCGGGCGCCCCTTATCCTCCTGCGAGATGAATAGGAAACTTTTCCGTGGGAACATCTCCGTTAAGGCCTCTGCCTGAGGATAGCTCCATTCGGCATATTGGAAGCTGTCGACTATTACGAAGTTCGGACTCTTCGGCCGTTTTAAGCGCTCTACAACGTCGTCGTAGGTGTCACTAATGGCTACCCTGAATTTCCCTTGCACTTCGTTCATCTTGAAGCGATCTATGCGGGCCTGAAATGATTGACTGACCCCTTCCTCATAGCTCAAATACAGAACCGTGCCATACTTGCAAAGCTCTCTAGCTAACTGCATTACGAAGCTGCTCTTGCCGGAGGCACTCGCTCCGCTGATAAACCACGTCTCATTGATCGTCGGGGTTCCAAAGGCCTCTGCCCATTCTCCTGTCCATGGTAACGTCTTATAGGTCTTCTTCAAGATTTCTCTTGGGCTATATGCTCTCTTTGTCATGTTGATATGTGATTCTGATTGGTATGTTGCACTTTTTTGTAAGCTGTTACCTACTGGCGTTTCAGCTTCTCTATCTCGGTATAGACTCGGCGTAACCCTCCGGCGGTCTTCCTGACTAGGGTGGGGATATCGGTCCCTTCCGGAGCGTTAAGCTTGGCTACCACACGGGCTTGCTCCATCAAGAAGCGCTCTCGCTCTTTCCCATCGTCTGGGGTCACTTTGCTAAAGCGATCCCCATATCTGCTCAGCATCTCGGTATAGCCTACTTTCTTACACTCAATCGACCGTTTGATCTTCTCTTTTAACCCGTCGGCGCCCATCATATACCACGCGCAGCAGCGCTCTGTCGCATTCCATAGGGCTTTCAGTTCCAAGAAGGCTTCGTATTGTAGATCGCCGGCTTCATCCAGTATGATCATCGGCGTCTGGATCGAGCGTAGGTAATAGACCAGGTCTTCATAAACATCGGCATAGCGCCCTTTGCTGTCCACTCCGAACTCTCCGGCTATCTTCCTTATGAGTTTCAACTTCGTCTTTACTTGTGAACAGTCGATATAGACAACATTGGCGTGACTCGCTACATAGTGGCGGGCTGTAAAGGTCTTCCCGATATTCGGCATGTCGCATATTATTCCGCTCAGTCCGCTCGCCTGGCAGAGCTCTAATTGCGCCGTGATAAACTGGAAGGTCGCGGTCTTGGCTGCTTTCCATTCTATCTCCCCTCGAAGACTTACTCCTAACCTACGGGCTACACTTATCCATGCTGCATCGCTCATCTGTCGCTCGGTGTTGCCGTTGCGCAGCGCGCTGTAAACGCTTGAGCTGATCCCTAACGATGCTGCATGTTTCGCATCGCTTGGATAATTGGCGCGGTTAGTCCTAATCGCTCCTAAGATCTTATTTTTGATGTCTGATGTTATCATATTTTGAATCTGTTTGAATGGTATTCTAAAGGCTTTCGACGCCTGCACTAACATAGTCGGAGATATCGTATAGCTCCATATCCTCTTGCAATTCTCCTGGTGGCCCGGATGCCGCTTCCGCTGTCGCTTCCGGAGCGCTGCTATGGGCTATGATGCCGACCCTGTCTATGGCATTAGTCTGTATGTATTTGCTGAAATCTGCAAGCTTCTTCCGTTGCTCTACAAAGGTTGCTCTGTCTTCCTCGGTCTGCTCGGCTGTAGCGGTATTATATGTGCCTACATTCTGAAGCTTATCTATCAGCATGTCGTTCTGGAAGATGTATACATCTGAGATCTCTCCTTGCTCATCGGTTAGATAGTAGGCATCAACTTTATAATTGTTTGGCGCGAGCTTCTCTAACACGGTTGTCTGGCTGAGCCACCAATCGGTATATGCTACCCTGCAGTAGCTGTTCCTGCGGATTGTAGTGCTGACATGCTCTCCTACATAGCGAGCTATCATGGCTTTATCCAACGGTGCCAATGTCGGATTTATATTTGCCTCCAACACTTGCCAGCGTGTCATCCCGGGATACTTCTTCTGATTGGGATGGAGCGAATTGTTGAATTGTCGAATATCTTCTATATCGTCGGCTATTAACTCGTCCCAGGTGTAATATTCTTTATCTACATAGGTGTCGTTCAGCTCGTCAAAGACTTTCTTACTTTCTGTGCGATACTGTCGACTTTTTGCATAAAATCGTCCGATACCTATATGATTGCGGTGTTCTACACTGCGTTTCTTGGCGTTGTTAAAGTTCTCTGCTCTCTTCTCCTGTGAATTCATTGGCGCGCAGAACCTTACGAAGGGGAACATCACTCCGGCTCGCAAAAAGCTGTCACGCCATTGGCTCATCAGGTGATTCTCTACCTCTACTTCCGCCGGGCAACCCCATCCTTTGCGGTCAAGCAATCTGAACATATTTCTAAACATGTCCACTACCAAGTCTACTGATTTCGTCCGGTTGTAAGCATAGCCGATACAGCACTGGCTCGTTACGTCATATGCATAATAGGCTTTCGGACGTATCTTTGTATCCTTTAGCTTGCGGGGCAAATCGCGGTCATCAAATGGGGCATCGACTCATGCATAAATGTGGTGAAACTATTCAGTTTATGCTCTATCAACACGCGGTTCTTGGGCTTATTTAGGTAGTTCGCTATTGTACTTTCACTCAACACTTGCGGCTCGCCGTTCTTGTCGGTGAAGTCGTCAGGATTGAATGCTTCACCGGTTTCCGGATCGTAGATGTCAAGCTCGCCACACACAAAGGCATTATACAGCTCAAGTACATTGCTGTTATATGGACGATTCGGTAATACTGCTATTCCGATTATCAGTCGCTCGGTCTTATGGTCCACTTTTCGAGCTGACTGATTCCCATATTTCCCACTGATCAGACAGGCATATCCTTCTCGCTTATATTCTGCTACTTTCTTGCGGAATCTTAAGGTCGAGGTCGGAAGGGTGTGCCCATATTGATTGCGAAGGCTCTCTATACATGCTGCCATGCGAGTCCAATCGTAGCTCCCGCCCATTAGCTTCTGCGCGGTCGAAGCCCTGTCATACAGTCGGATACAGCAGTTCAACACGGAAGCATTCGTTACATACTCGCGCGCTTTCTCCGGCGTTAACTGTACTCCACACTTCTCCGACGAGAAGAAGTATGCCGTGGCTGCTTGGTCTACTTCGTAGTTGGATCGTACCCATCCGGCTAACATTACATTATTCCCTTCGGGATGCAACTCTCTTACTTTTTCTCTAAAGCGTGTCGGTAAGCTCTCTACTACGACAAGCGCATAGCTATTCGACGAGCCGCCTCCGCGCTTTGCGATCTCAAAGCGCCGGCGCTGTGACATCTTGGCGTAATTCGACTGACTCATCACACCTTCATCTACCAGCTCTCGCATCGATATGCATAATCTGCCTTCGTAGTATTCCATTTTTCTCTCCTTTATCTTAATGCTTCTGCATAGGCTTGGATACCGGATATCTCCGAGAGCATTACGTCTTCGTAATGTTTTACATTATCCCCTTTGAAGATTACATCACAGGTGCCGTGTTCTTTGCTGAACTCAAGCATCGCCCCATTGGGTAAGTATTGGCGCATATAGTTGTCGGAGTCGTGGAAGGTTTCCATCTCCAACACTTCTAACATCTGATGGCAGCCATGCTTGATGGCGCTGATT